CTACGAGTAGCCAGCAAATCCAAGGATTATTATCAGGTTATGACGATCTGATAATTAGAATTCTTGGTTGTGGCGGGATGGTGTTTTGGTGATGGATGAAGCTGCAGTTTTAGCAACAACTTATCTTGATTCATGCGTAATCGAGCGTTATGGCGATCATGAAAATCCCATTACACATATTACAGAACAAATTTATGCACCGGTTCATGATGGGGTGTTTATTTGTGGCTTTTCCCAAAGCAACTCAGGTGATTTACCAGTGGTAGGTAATGGAAATATTGTAAATGTGACAACTATCGAGCATAAACTGTTTATGATGCCAAATAGTGATGTCATGAAAGGTGATCGAATTACAGTTACTCAATCAACCGGTCACAAGCATATCTTGTATGCAAAGAAACCTATGTTCTATCCAAGCCATACTGAAATTGAGTTGACTGGAAGTGAGATTGATGCCAAGAAATGATATCCGAATGGAATCGAATGCCCAAAAGGTAATTGATAACTTTAAAAGAATGACGAAGGTTGCTGAAACCGAAGGCGTGGCTTTTGTTAACGACTCTATGAATAAGATTGTCAGTTTAGCAGTGCCGTTGACACCAATCAAGACAGGGAACTTAAGACGTGGATATCGTGTAATAAAAGCTCGCAAATTATCTACTGGACGTATTGTCGGTGCAATCGTCAACGATGAATATTATTTTAAATATGTCAATGATGGACACAGGACAAGGGGAGGCGGCTTTATTAAAGGGAAATTTATGTTGCAAAAAGCCCAGAATTTAGCCAATATGACCTACATTCCTCGACGGTTCAAAGTGATGGCTATTACTATTGTGAAGAAAGGGTAGGTGGTTATGAAAGACGAAATTCTCGCCGTAGTTGTGATGACACTAAAACAGATCAAGTCCGATTTAACTATCTACCTTGATTCGGTGATGCAATCGGACAAAGAATTGTATTCGGTTCTTAGCATAGAAGAAGCTGGTACTGAAAACATTGGTAAAAATATCCAAAATAAAGCGTGGCTTGTCGATATCGCTTTTGTAGACAATGTAATGAACAATCAGTCAAAAAAAGAAATGGACGCTCTCACAGTAAACTGTGGGGCGTTTTTTAATGCGCTTGAAATTGATGGAAACGAAATTTATCCAGAAGATTATCAAGTTTACGAAACGGATGGTGTGCCACATGTGACCTTTAATGTGGCATTCCCCCAAATAATTGAATGGAGTGAGGAATAAATGGCGAAGAAAAACAAAGTCGGAATCATTTCAGTAGAAAAACCTACATGGTTTCCACTAAGTGATGATACAGGTGATTTTCCAACGTATGGGGAGCCAGTAACAATCGGTACCGCAGTTAGTATCAATCCAACACTAAACTATGAAACGACACCTGATTATGGAGACGGTGTCATTCAAGACCAATTTACCGCTTTTGGTGGGGCTGAAATCGCGTTAACAGTAAACGGCTATCAAAACAAGGTACTAGCAGCTATTACAGGATCAAAAATAGTTGGTGGTGGGGTTTTGCGATCGGGAGATGATATTTTCCCTGATGGAGCCTTTGCCTACCGACGATTGAAATCAAATGGACATTATCGCTATACGATTTTTTATAAAGGTCAGTTTAGTCTATCTTCCGATGAATCAACGACTAGAGAAGGATCAACAGTTAGTTACACACACCCTGAGTGGACAGGGAACTTCGTAGATGTTCCTGGCGTCGGTTATATGTGGTCAGTTGATTCTGATGATGAGGGTGTTGATCCATCTGTTATTGATAACTGGTTTAAAGCAGTATCAAAACCGGTTGATTTTACACCTGAAAATAATGGAAACGAAGACAACCAAGAAAACGGAGGAAACGAATAATGACAAGCAAATTTCAACAAACTATCAAACTAATGAAGAAAAATGAAGATGGGAAGTACAAAGCTGCTTCTTTTATATCTGCAGAATTTTTACCAGGTAATGTCATGGATGACGCAATGGCATTACAAATCAAGCTTGAAGAAGCTACTGGAACGAACGACATGGAAGAAGTTCGTCCTGTCATGCGTGAATGCTATGACTTTATTGGTGATGTTATTTTCGAAGGGCAGTTCACTGGTGAAGAATATATGAATGGTATGGATGCACGAGAAGTCTTAAAAATCACCGGTCAGTTATTAGCATCTGTCACTAGTGGGCATGATGTCGTTTACGCAGAGCAGAAAAAAAAGTAACAGAGCTTCTCAGGCATCCCAACTTTGCAAAAACACCGCAATTTAGGGAAATGCAGATCAAGATTGAGTTGTTTGAACTGGGGTGGACATTAAACGAGATCGAAAACACTGATTTAGATCAGTTGATGAAGCTTATTGGGTTCAGAGATGCTGTGAAAGAGTTTGAAGATCTGAAATACCTTGATGAAAATACGATGTTCTAAGGGGGTGGCGCTTTTTGAACAACGAAGATCTAATTCTAAAAATGATTCTTGATGAATCTGGTTTCACCTCCGGAATGAACAATGCTGTAAAAAAGCTTGGGGACTTTGACGGACAAGTCAGCAAGACCGGAGAGAAAGGCGGCCGCTCTCTTGGAGGCATTTGGACATCTTTTGTCGGCAACTTTTTAGCCAGTGGAGCGGTTAAAATAATTTCTGCAGGTATGAATGTAATCAGGGACTCTGTTGGCGGCGCAATTGAACGTTATGACAAACTTAGTCAGTTCCCCAAAGTGTTGAGCGCTTTGGGAGCTTCGACTAAAGAAGCTGAGAGCGCCACGAACAAATTAAAAGAGGGAATTGATGGATTACCTACAACGCTACAAGATGTGGCTAGTACAACTCAGCAAATGTATTCAGTATTTAAAAATGCAGATACGGCAGCTGATAGTACAATTGCGTTAAACAATGCTTTGTTAGCAAGTGGATCTAGCGGAGATAAAGCAGCACGTGGTACGGATCAATATTTGAAGGTACTTCGTACAGGGAAATTCGATATGGATTCATATTCTACCCTGCAAGAAACAATGGGGGTAGGACTTGATAAGATTGCGGAAAAATTCAAATTTACCGGGGCTTCCGCTCAAAACGATCTATATAACGCCTTAAAGAAAGGCGATATAACGATCAATGAATTTAACCAAGCTTTGATCGATATTCAAGGTGGACTAGATGGGACGGCGAATGTTGCAAGAACTTCTACAGAAGGTATTGGAACATCAATGAACAACTTACGAAACTCAGTAAAAAACGGATTAGCTGGGACAATTGAAGCGTTAGATAATGCATTGAAAGATGCAGGGTTTGGTGGATTCGCGGGCATTGCGGATAAATTGAAAGTAAAGATCAATGAACTGTTCAAAGCATTCAATAATAATCTGCCTAACTTGATTGAAAAAGTTGGGAATGCTTTTCAATTCCTTGCAGATAATGCTACTTGGTTAATACCTGTTATATCAGGTGTGGCAGGGGCATTGGCATCAGTTGCAGCTATCAATGCTGCAACAAGTACAATAACCAATATCACAAAAGCGGTGGGTTCATTATCCTCTGCTTTTTCTTTTTTAATGAGTCCAACAGGCTTAATTATCGTCGGTATCGGCTTATTGATTGCTGCTGGTGTAGCCCTTTATAAAAACTGGGACACCATCAGTGAATATGCGAAAAAAATCTGGGGGGGCATCTCAGATTTCTTCAAAGAGACTTTTGACAATATAAAAGGCTGGTTTTCGGGGCTTTGGGAAGGATCTAAAGAAAAAGCATCTGCTGCAGCTGATGGTGTAAGAGATGCATGGTCCGGGACAAAGGAATGGTTCTCCGATACATGGAATGGAATCAAAGACGGTGCTTTGGATGCTTGGGACTCTGCTGTCCAATCAGGAAAAGACGCCGTCAATGGTGTTAAAGATGTTTGGAACGGTATTAAGGAATGGTTTTCCTCTCTGTGGAATGGTGTGAAAGAATCAGTCTCATCCATTGTGGGGAATCTTGCCGATGCGATCATGAGTCGCTTCGGTATGCTGATCTATGGCGTCCGTAATGCCTTCATACACATGAGCTTTTTCTTAAATACATTATGGGAAAATTTAGTTAAGATTGCTGCTAATATTTTTGATATTCTGAAAAATGTCATTTTGGCTCCGGTCCTATTTGTAACCTCAATGATTACTGGTGGTTGGGAAGAAGCAAGAGACAATATGATTGCTGTTTGGAATAATATTCAAGAATCAGCAGGGAACATTTGGAACTCAATTAAAGATATTTTTGACAGTTTCCTTGTTAATACACAGATGGCATTCTTAAATGTTTGGAATGGTATCAAGGCGGCTGTATCTTATATTTGGTCATCTATGCTAACAATCGCAACGGATACGTTCAATAGTATCGTTGCTTTTTTTGTGGAAACTTGGGCAAATGTTAAGCAAACAGCGATAGATACATGGACCAACATCAAAGATTCCGTAGCAGCAACTTGGCAAGCGATGTTACAAGGAGCACGTGATACATTTGATGCATTGAAGAACTTCCTAGCTGACTTGTGGCAATCAACAAAGAATACTGCAATTGATACTTGGGAATCAATTAAAAGTGCCGTTACTAATGCTTGGAATACAACGAAAGACTCTGTCATTAATACCGCTAAGGCTTTAGTCCAAGGCGCACAAAAAGCGTGGGATGACTTTAAACAAGGGATTTCTGACGCAGTCAATCGAGCAAAAGAGATATTTGATGACCTAAGAAGTATTGATCTTTTTGAAATAGGTAAAAATATCATTAAGGGCCTGATCGATGGAATAGGTTCTATGTTCAATGCTGTCAAAGATACTGTCACTGGAATTGCAGATACAATCAAAGGCGGTATCACAGGAGCCTTGGGTATTCATTCTCCATCAAGATGGATGCGCGACATGATCGGTAAAAATATTGTGCTTGGGGTTGTTAGAGGGATTGAAGAAGAACAAGGTTCTTTAGACAATGCTGTTACTAAAATGACAGATTTGCCAACTGAAGTACCTACTATCCAAGTGAAAAGCAATACTTCTGATGGAGTGAATACTTCAATCGCTGCTAATGGTCAAACAGCAATCAGTAATGATCAATCCGGTGGTGATACGTATCATATTCACTTGCAAGCGATGGGAGAGCCATCAGAAGCTCAAATGATGAGTTGGGCCAAGACAATTGTTAAATATATTAACGAAGTAAAAGAACGCGACTACGCGCCAAAAGGAGGGGCATTTGGTGGTATTTAAACGAGGTCAGTTTAAAATGAATGGGAAACATAGCGAAGAATTTAATGCTTATATGCGTGATAGACCAAAGCGCCTCTCGGCGGGGCGTGTGATTGAGTTAAGAGAACGGCCTGGCAATGATTCAATTGTCATGGATTTTGGTTATTATAAAAATGTAGAATGGCAAATTTCTTGTTATGCAAAAGCGGATGGCTTAGATTCTATTCCTCATTTGGAAAATCGTATCCGTTCGTGGTTAGATATGTCCAACTACTCTGATTTTATTTTTCAGTTTGATGAACACTATATCTATCAAGCAATCGTAATATCTGGTCCAGAATTTTCAGGGACAAGAAAAAACGGAATTTTAGTTCCGTTTGATTTCACGATTAGTTTGCGTCCTTTCAAGCAATCAAAAGCAGGGCTCAGATGGTTGAGTAATGAAAATAAGATACACAACATTGAACAATATCCTTCGAAACCTAAAATTCAGATTTTAGGTTCGGGGGATATTTCCTTTTGGATTAATGATGATAAATTTGAATTAACTAATATTGGCAGTGAAATAATCATTGATTCACAGTTAGAAGAGTCGTATCGACTTGTTGATGGAATCATCGAAAGTCAGGACCACAAAACAAAATTTTTGGATTTTCCTATTTTGTCTAAAGGTATCACGACTTTAAAATGGCAAGGTAATGTAACCGAATTTAATTTAATGCCAAGGTGGTGGACAAAAATTTGAAACCAAGAATATATAAACCAACTGAAAAAGATTTTAGCCATAACGGCTTGGGTATTATGATCGACACAACTCGATGCGACGTGACTGAAGAAGCAAATGGCAAATATGAAGTTGAGATAGAACATCCTCTTAAGAGTCGTTTTTCGGACTATTTTGAAAATGGTTATCAAATCAAAGCAAAACCTAATGATCAAGAAGACTACCATATCTTTGAAATCAAGAACACGTACAAAGATACGATCAATAATTCTATTTTGATTTATGGCCAATCTCGTACCTATAAATTAGGAAATAGGGAAGTACAGCATGTAGAAATCGACTCTAAAAATGGTGCTGAAGTAATGGCAGCAATTGAAAAAGGAATGGATGAGGCATGTGATGTAAAGCTCTTCTCAGATATCCAAACTGTTTCAAGCACATCATTTGAGGCTCGAAATGTTTTAAACTGTATCGCTGGGGAGCAAGGAAGTATGTTGCAGTATTGGGGTGGAGAAATCAAGCGAGAACCTTTTAAACTCTCTCTTTTGCGTAGAAGAGGTCGTGATAATGTTGGCATTGTTCGTTACGGGAAAGATCTCAACGGATTGAAGATCAAGTTTGATTGGTCCTCAATTGTAACGAAAGTTCTACCTTATGCAGATTTACAAGATGGGGATGATGGTACTAGTAATCGAATTTATGGAAAACCTATCTATAGTGATTTGTTGCAAAATTACCCGGACATTTATGCCAAGCACATTCAATTTACTGAAGATCAGGGAGTGAAAGATCTTGCTAGTTTGAATCGTGTGGCAGCAAATTATTTCACCTCAATGAATCCAAATGCTGACAAGCCAAAGATCACCATAGAATTAGAAATAGAAAAACTGACTGACTCTGAAGAGGCAAAAGAATTTTCTAAGATTAGAAACTATGGATTGTTTGATACATTTTCGGTTTATCATAAAGGCTATGACATTTATATCGAAACAAAGATTTCAAGTGTTACCTATGATTCTTTAAGGGAAAAGAATAAGAAAATATATGCCGGTGATGCACAATTGGCATTTTACACCAAGCAAAATTATGAGCTCCAAGAGACTATCAAAACCTTGACTAAGAAGGGTTATATGTCCGAATTTGTCGATTATGTAACCAATCTGATAAATGGAGTTGAGGGCGGTAGCGTGTTGCAATATCCAAAAAATAAACCGCATACGACTTATTACATGGATACTGATTCACGGGATACTGCAAAAGATGTTATAGCTATTAACAATCAAGGTTTAGGATTCTCTAGAACAGGGTGGTTAGGTCCATTCGTTAACGCTTGGGGGATTGACGGTACACTGAATGCGGACTTTATTCGTGCTGGAAAAATCCAAACAAACATAATGGAAATTTCGTTCAACGGAATGGGAGATTTACTTAAAATGGTTTCCGGGACTTTGCAACTTTGGAATGACGATCTTAAAATAATGGAATTAACAAAAAAAGGTTTACAATTTTGGAGTGGGACAAGGTCTCTTGGTACGATTGGGACTGCTGGAGAACCTTTTCCAGACTTAATTGATCAGGATGGACCGGTTTCTATGGATGGTAAAGCTTTAATGATTCGCGGAGACTCGGGAAATGATTACATTGCCTTATCTGCCAAAACAGGAACTGGTTTAATTCTAGGAAATGGAAAAGGTATGTACCTAATCGATGATAATATCAGAATGATAGGCGATCTTGTAATCAACGGAAACGTTGATATAAGAAATGGTGAACTAAAAATCGATGGTCAAAAAGTAGTGCCTGGCCAAGGTGGAGGGCCATCTACCGGCGGTGGCACAGGAACTGGCGGTTATCCACCGGAATTAACCACTGATGCAGAGAAATACGCATGGGACTGGTGGAGCTTTGCTTTAAATAATGGTTATTCTGAGGAAGCGGCAGCTGGTGTTTTAGGCAATATCCAAGGGGAAGTTGGTTCGTCAATGAATCCAAATACTGCACAAGTAGGTGGCCCCGCATTCGGTTGGGTCCAGTGGGATGGATCTGCTTATCCTTTAGTTGGATCTCCTACTTGGGATGGTCGAGAATACGTGCAACGCTTGATGGCTGCGGCTGGAATTAGAGAAGACTACACTACATCATTGGCTCAGGCGAAATTGATTGAGTGGTGTATGTATAATGGCCAGTGGATTGGTCAGGTTTCACCTACAACAGTATCTGGATTTAAAGCAATCACTAGTGTTGAGCAAGCCGCCACTGCTTTCGAACTTAACTTCGAAAGACCTGCAGCAGCACATCCTGAAAGACAAGGATATGCAAGGAATTGGTACAATAAATTATACGGTTTGCAAGCTAGTCAATTGGTTGGAGAAGAGGGATTGGCGCATCTTGAAACCCTTCTTGGGCGTTGGGTCGGAAATGGGCAGTGTTATGCTGTACCGGCAGAGTATTCTGGTTTCTTAGGTGGTTGTGGGCTTGGAGCTGGGACAAAATATGGATTGACGCATGTCATTGGGAATACTTCGGCAGCTGCTGATATCGGAATTGCTTATGATTGGTCAGCTGTTGGTTGGCAGGTCATTTTGAATCCAACATACGAACAACTAGTCGTCGGGGCCATTGTAAATATAACTCGCGGTGCTTATTGGGGTGGATGGTATACGGATTCAACATATGGGCACACAGGTGTTATTAGAGGCTTAGAAAACGGTCGTATACAAACTTATGAACAAAATACAGAAAAAGGCCAAATAGTTGAAAGGTTTGACAGAGAATATCGTGGAGGTAATCAGATTTCATCGATTGTAATTCCTCCAAAGTAAATATTAGGAGTGGTGGATTTGGAACTAGATCAATTTAGAGATGTCGATTTAGTGATTGATTATGCGAATTATACTTTTATAGAAAAGCAATTCGTTTCACAAGGTGATTACAAGGGGCGGACACTTACAGTTCTGGTAACTAACAAAGGCGTTGTCGGAGAAGTTCCGGGATTGGTATTAAATCTTAATTGGCATAATGAAGCAAGCGGGCTGACAGATTTGTCAGCATTTTCTGTTTTAGATAAAGCCAATAGCATTTACCGAATTGAATACCCGCAACATATGATGACCCCTGGGAGAGTCATTGCAAGTATTCAGGTAATTCAAGATGGGAAAGTAACGAATCTAAAACAATTTGAATTGACGGTTCAAAAATTAGCGGGAAATGCGGTTGGAATTGTTGAGAAAGCAGAGTTTAGCGCTCTAGTAGCTGTTTTGGCAGATGCAAATGAATTTAGATCAGATATTGATGTCTTGGGTAACAATAAAGTGGACAAGGGCGGTACTGGACAAGTTACACCATCTATGTTGTCTCAATCTGCTATTGATTTAATTTCCAATGGGGCTGTTACAAATTTAGGTATTAGCGGAGTTAATACCTATAACGTCGCAGACAAGGCAATAAATTCGGATAAGACAGACTTTATCATAAAATCGCCAATATCATCTAATCATTACGACACTACTAATTCTATCTATGGTTATTACATCTCGGCAAACACCGGAAAATTAACTGCAAATGATAATTATAAAACTACGGGATCAATCCCAATTCCAACTTGGGCAACTAAAGTTGCGAGATCCAATGCAGAACAATTTGTTTTTAAAGATGAGAACTACAATTTTATCGAAGGCGATTCAACGACGGCAAGCTCAAAATATAGATCAATCCCGTCTGGAGCAAAATATGTAGAGTGTTCTGTTCGCTTAGACTATGCTGATGACTTTAGAGTTGCTTTCATAAATGCTGTCCAAACCGAAACAATGCCTTCTTTTGAGCCATTTAGAGCGACGTACACTTTGAAAAGTACCTTGGAAATAAATGATTTAACAGAAAAAGTGGTTATTTCGAACAATCATTTTGACCCTGCAAATGTAAAACAGGGGTTCTATGCACATTGGGCTAGTGGCTTTCCTATTGCTAACACAGATTACTATATAGCTACAATACCGGTGCCGTCTTGGGCGAAAAAGGTAGCAAAAAGCTATTCAGAACAATGTGCTTTCCTGAAGTCAACAGGAGAGTATGCGGGTGGTAATTCTACAGCTACCAACAATACTTATTTCGATATACCCGATGGATCATCGACAATGCTTTGTAGTATTAAAACGGCACAATTGGATAACTTTTATGTTTATTTTATTAATGCTAGTCAACCTGAGACTATACCTGCATACGATACATTTAAGTATAAATATGTATTAAAGGGATCGGATAACGAAAACGCTGTGAGCGAAGAAGTTAAGGTGCCAACTACTTTCCCTACAATTACAGGAGCGATAAATTATATCAATTCCAATTACGATGCTTTCAAAACGATTGAAGTTTCACCTGGGACTTACAAAGAATCAATAGCAATGAAAGCAACAAAAATTGTTGATATTGTCTCAAAGAATAAGCAACGAACAGTAATTAGAGACGATAGCGGAGCATATGAGAAATCCCCTTTTTCAGGAAGTGGGAATGGATATTTTCAAAACCTGACTTTTTTAGCAACACATGATGATGTTTTGGGTGCATTACCTTCGAAAACAGCATATGCCGCACATATTGATTATGTTGGTGAAGGAACACTTGTATTTGAAGATTGCGACTTTATTTCTTATCAAAATTCAGCTGTCGGAATTGGAACCCACGAAAACCAGACGATTATTTTCAGGAGATGCTCTTTCAGAAACAACACTCTCCCCGCTAACGATGGTGGAGCCTTGTATTTCCACAATGCCGTAACAAATGGGGTTGAGAACCAAAAGTTGATTTTTGAAGACTGTACCATTGTAAGCGAGACGGGTTTGTATCTAAGAATTGATGATGCAAATCTTATGAATGGTGGAACGGGTAGCTTATTAGATGTAACATTTTTGAGATGTAATTTTTTTAGTAATGTCAGCGGTGCTTCAAATAGCGGGTTATCTTTGCGTGCTGGGTCAGGACAAACAGCCGAAGGATGCATTATAGGAAACATAAAGCTTAATAAGCGCTCCACAGGAAATAACATTAGCAAGTTAAATGCATATTAGGAAGGATATCGGGATGAAAAAGCAGGCTGCTATCACTGTGGCCTGCTTTTTGATTTCTATTTTATGAAAGCAGGTGGCATATGTTCAGTTGGGTGGAACCATAATAACAAAATTTTTGGAAATCGAAGTTTGCTTAAATAATAGAAAAGGTGGTAAATATGGTGATTATTGATAATGGGATGTTGCTAAACGAATTTAGAGGGTTGTTGACAAATGGATATTTGCAATTGTTTTTGTGGGTGGTGGTAGGTGATATTGTTACTGGATTATGTAAAGGCATTTTTGTAAAACAGGCAAATAGTACAAAAGGGTTGCTTGGTATTGTTAAGCACATGTTGGTAGTATGCCTAGTCATTGTGGCCTACCCATACTTGAAGATTATGAATTTAGAAACATTTGCAACAGCATTTGTTTGGTTTTATATTGCTGTTTATGGAATCTCAATCACAGAGAACCTAGGGCAATTAGGGGTTCCAATTCCTAACTGGGTTAAAGAGCGTTTATCGAAACTTCAGGATAGCTCTAATAATCCGAAAGTTAAAGTAACGGAAATAGAGATCGATTACGGAGACGGACAATCAGAAACAGAGAACCTAATTAAAAAGGATAAAAGAGAGTAGCTATCAGGTTACTCTCTTTTAGGTTTGAAAGGATGAATATGATGAGTATTGAAAACATGATTAAGTGGATGACCGATCGTCAAGGGAAAGTAACCTACTCAATGACTCATAGACTGGGACCTAATAGTTACGACTGTTCATCAGCTGTTTTCCTTGCTATGATTGCAGGTGGTTTTCTTCCCTCTGGTTCAATGGGAAATACAGACACATTGTTTGCGATGAATGGTACCAGACTACGTAAAATTTCTCGATCAGAAGTTAGACGTGGGGATATTTTTATCGCGGGGACTCCTGGGCAATCAACAGGATCCGGTGGTCACACAGGGATTTTCTTAAGCAATGGAAGCTTTATACATTGTTCTTACACTTGGAATGGGATCCATACCGATACAAACGATATTTACATGAGTACTCGATTAACTCACAACTTCTATCGGATTGTATCAAATGAAAGCACACCATCGGGTGGTAAATCGATTGATGCAATTGCTAGAGAAGTAATCAGTGGATTATGGGGGAATGGTGATGCGCGGTCTACTGCGTTAAAGAACGCTGGGTATGATCCAGCTGTTGTTCAAAGAAAAGTAAATGAATTGTTGAGTGGTGACACGTCAAGTAACATTACCGATCAATTCACGAAACTAACATTAGACGGCAAATGGATGGCCGCAACTACAAGACGATTGCAAGAATACCACAACACTACCAAAGATGGGGTGGTTAGTCATCAATATCGACAAGCAGTCAATCAGAATTTGTATTCAGCTCAATTTGACAATACTTTGAGAGGCTCCCAATTGATTCGAGCGATCCAAACAGGCTTGAAAACAAAAGGATTCTATGCTGGAGAAATTGATGGATTATGCGGAGAAAATACGATTCGAGGAATGCAGCGTGCGCTCGGAACTACAGTTGATGGCATCATTAGCCCAACAAGCCAAATGGTTCGAGCTTTGCAAACTGCTCTGAACAATAATAAATTACCATGGTAAAAAAACACCTCGCTTAATATCAGCGAGGTGTTTTTTTATTTTCTATTAGAGTAAGTCAATATAAAATTTTTCGAAGAATACGTGCTAGCTGTATTCTCTTTTATTAATTGATTTGCATGTCTTAAAAGGGTTTCTGCCATATCTTTCTGGTTTATACGGACGTTTATAGTGATGATGTTGTTTTGATTGTTTGTAGAGTATCCGTATGAGGTATAATCAGAATTAAGAGAAATATTCAGGTTTATTTTGTGCTTGTCAGTATCTATAAATTTTTTGTAATTTTTTTCAAGATCCTCAATAACTGATTTGTGTAAAAGTTTACCTTCATGAAATAACTTGCACCGAATCGCATACACAATATGCCCATTTAGCTGATTTATATTCTCCATTAGATTATCTTTGTTATCCAACTTGAGAGGAGGGTTTTCATAATCGTGAACGTGTTCATCATACCACTTTATATATCTTTTCGTTGTACTCAATTTTTTATAATAAAACTGACCCATCAAGTCAGGAATTGATAAGCTACAAAATTGAGCGGCACTGTAAGCTCCTTTAGCTAATGCATCTTCTATCGTGAGAGAAATCTCTTTTAAAGATAATAGAATTTCCATTCTCCTAGTTATTTTCCTAGTATCCAACATTCTAAAAGCCCTCCCTTGATCTCAAAAACAGATAATTACATCATTCTTTCTCGTATGTCATTACAAACGATCCAAGGACATTTTCTGTCTTAATGACTTTCACGGTTAAGATATCGCCTTTCTCAACATTAGGGTTATCAGAAGATACGAAATTAAGATGCTCACCGGTTTGAATTGTGTATCCTAGAGCACCGTTAGGAACATATTCATCAACTGTAATTTCAACTGTCTTTCCGTTAATATCTTCGCCGTTATTTAGAGCAGTTTCAGCTTCTTTTGTTGTAAAATCAGCTTTCTTCTCATTTGAAGCACAAGCTACCAAGAACAAACCAATAAATAATGTCATAAATACAACTTTTATCTTTTTCATAATTACCATCCTTTTATTTTATTCTTAAGGTATCTCCGGGATAAATCATATAATTATTTGGATCCATACCGTTAAGTTGATAAAGGGTCTCAACTGAAATACCTACACGTGCAGCTATTTCGGGAGGTCCTTCTCCTGCTTGGACTGTTGTATATTCTTCAACAGGTTGTGGCACAACGCTACTTTCAGGTATTTGTTCTTCTTGTGTGCTTTGAGGAATCTCAACAGGCTGGAGGCTTTCTTCAGCGTAAGTCGTTTGATTTTCGGATGAATAAGTATCTGATTCTACAGAAGTTGAACTGAAAGGAGACTCAGTTAATTCTAAAGAGGCAACATTAGCATACTGTTCGACTAAATCTTGTGAAAGATCACCATTGAATTGCATTAATAATAATTTTTCTTCGTTAACGGCAGTGTAGGAAAAAAGCATTGCTGAATTTTTTCCTAAATCATCATAGTATTTTTTCGTAGCTTTTAAGTCTTCTAAGTTGTCAAAAGTTAGTAGGCGAGCATTCTGTTGATTATCTTCATTGTCGGTTTCTACTAAAGAAAAAATTTTTGCACTTGTAGCTGACATAGGAGCACTGCCAAAATCTTCTTTCGTCATATCCCTTGGGTTATAGACTACCAGAGATTTTTGGGTGAAAGTTTCAATTATATCATCTAAGTTTGTAGTTGCTTGTTCTGATGAAACAGTAGTCTGCTCGGTAGATGTTGAACTTGATTCTACCACCTTTTTCTTTGTGAAAGGTTTTAATACAAGCTTTTGAACCTCTGAGTTATCTTTATTCTTTTTTTCGTCTGGTGTAAAGACTATATTTTCGCCATCTTTTGAAACTGTATAATATACGTAGGCATCTTCGTCTTCTGTGTCTTGAATTTTGATTGTGTCTTTTTCTAAAACATACTCAAGTTTGTAACTCATTTGATCTATGAGTTGTTTTGCTAAATCCTCACCTAATTTTTCCCATTCGTCTTTTGCATTAGAAGCCATGCTCTCAGTATCAATAGATACTGACATTACGTGGTCTGAGAAAGATAGCAGCATGTTTGGATCATCTTCGCTCGAAGTTTCTGATATCCAATCATTTGCTTTTAGGTCTTCTGTCGTTATCTTTGTCCCACATGCTGCAAGAAAGAATATAGTAATTACAGCAATAACTCCCACACTAATCTTTTTCATTTTTAGCCTCTTTTCATAGTTTTAGTTTTATTGTATCAAAATAAAACTTCGCTTACATCAAGCAAGCGAAGTTTTTTCGTTTTATTACCTATAAGGAGATATATATAAAGGTAAATCTGTCTTTCCTAAAACTAACCATACATAAAATTCAATGCATTCGATGCCAAATAGGCATTCTTGAGACTCTGATATAGAATCAGGAAATTCATTAATAAAAGTTCTTAGATCGATATAGCCTTGTTCGTATTGTGTAATAAGATTCATATCAGTTACCGCCGGGCTTATACTTTGTGTTAGGGTCGTATTTTCGGAGAATTTTGTCTTGGGTTCTAACGTGATCAAACAGATAATTTTCACCGTCTTTTTTAAATACATAAGCTAATTCTTCAGGGTAACCACTATAGCTTGACGGCACGGTAAAGTATGGTTTTCCAAAATTCTCCATCGTCCGAACAAACTGGTCATACATAAAATGTGCTGGACCCATCCTCTCGATAAACTCGTAGTAATATCTTTCCAATGCGTAAGTTCTTTGATGCGCTAACGGTATTTGCATATCAATCACTCCTATTCCATTTCAACTTCAGCTAGTGATTCGGAAAGTGTATCAAATAAATTTTCTTTTTCCATGAACCTTAGCCAGTCATTGTACGGATCCAAAGCCCTATTATTAGGAGCTTTGTCCATTCTTTTTACAGTCTGATAGATATTTTGAGCCGCTTGTTCCCACATACCGTTGATTGCTTTGTTTACTTTTTTATCGTTCCACTTGGCCTTTCCAGACCTTGCTTTGTTCTTAGAAATCTGGAATTCCTCAGCCTTTTGCATGAATATTTCGTAACCTAATACGCGTTTTTCCAAAAGATCCTTAAAATCATTGTACTTCAATATGATCACTCCTTATGATTACTCATATTACCAGTATACGAACGTTTGTTCTTGTTGTAAAGCGGATATGAGAATTTTAGGGGGCAAAAAAGGGGCAAAAAAAGAGTTAATTAAGGTGAATAAATGACATATGTAAGACAGATTATTTTAGTTTATACCTTTTAAACGCTGATATATTAGCTCTTTAGTATTTCTAATATATGTCAATAATTAACTTACTCCGAATCAATTCGTTTTTGAATAGAAAAACGCCACATCCTTTATAAATAAAGGTTCGTGGCGTTTATTTTTATAATATTTTGCTGCAAGAGGCAAAAAAGGGGCAACTTAGATAGAAATGTTGTCAAGTTTATCTATCAGATCATCTTGCATGTTTTTTGTAGTATGTGTATAGATCCTAAGTGTTGTCTTAGAATCTTCGTGGCCGACTCTGTCCATAATGGCTTTTAAAGGTACACCCAATTCTGTTAGGAGCGATATGTGCGAGTGCCTGAGGACATGGGATGATACCTTCTTATCCAATCCAATAGATTTAGCAGAAGAACGCAAGGAAGAGTTGTAAGCTTGAACTGATATCGGATTATTTTCTGATGTAGTAAAAATATATTTATTATCATTTCCAAATAAAATTCTGTTCTCAATTACTAGTTTATCTAAGATATCAATAGCAGCTTGAGGTAACTCAACTTCTCGGTAGGATCCAATGGTTTTTGTAGTGGTTTTTACTTTATTATCATAGTCGTATGTCCCGGAGATAGTAACACTTTTTCCGTTGTAGTCCAATTCAGTTAATGCAACCATTTCACCATATCTCATACCTGTTAAAAACAAGAATTTTGTAATTTGGGAATATCTAATTTGCTTAAAGAGACTTTGCTGTGCTTCCGAAAGAAATTTGATTTCCTCTTTGGTGAGAAACTTTTCTTTTTCTTTTTTTATGTCATCTTGTGTTTTTGGTTTTCGAGAAAGGCTGATGTTAGTTACTGGGTTATAATCCAATCCATAACGAATATTAGCAAATTTAAAAATCATCCCTGTGAATGTTTTAAGATGAAGAACGTAATTGTACGATAGATTCCGCTCAAAATAGCAAGTATCTAGCATGTCCTGAACCATGTTTCTAGTAACATTTTTTACTAAGGCATCATCTGGGATGAACTCTGAGATAAGATTGATGTATCCCTTAATCGTTTTATATGAGCTACTTTTCACGGTAGGCTTGTATTTTTCATCCCACTTTAATTTAAGTTCACCGAATGTAGTGGGACAGATATCTTTTTGATGAATTTTCTCATTTATTTTTTTTGTCAAGATCGTATTTGCTTGATTCCATGCTTGACGAGAATTGCTAGATAAAGTAACAGAAACTTTTCGTTTCTTTTCTGTTAGTGGATCGATATATCGTTCTGTATATTTAAATTTTTTTATTCCTACTTGTTCAACCCACACTTTTATTAACTCCTATCATTTGTTATAATAGGCACAGCAAATAAGCCTATTGGTTACTTTGTCGATTCACGCTCTCTCATTGGTTGGTGGGGCGTGTTTTTTTAGTTTTACTTTACTGTAGATCAAAAATTAATGCTTATTTTACATTAACTGTATGGATTTTTTATTAATTATCTTTCTGAATTCGCGACCATCTGAATATACAAAATCATTAACAAGTTGGTATGAATAATTTGGCGAGCAATTAAAATGATACATGAGATACTCTGTTAACCGAACTCTTAAAGCCGATTTACTCATACAAAAATATTCAGCAATCTTATTGAAAGAATTAAATTTTTGTATGGAAAATCTAAGTGCGCTATCGTTTGACATCAAAACGCTTGCCGTGACGTTCGCTCTAAATTCTCTAGGCAAGTCATCCGGAAGATATCCATCTTCGTTCATCATATCTGTTAACTGATTTCCTGCATTAAGGCTATCCAAATCGAAATAAAAGTGTCCAATTTCATGCATGCAAGTAAATAATCGCCTTTCCCAGATCATTGTTTTGTTTATAGAAATAATGATTTCTCCAAAGACTTTAGAAATAGACCCTAAAAGCAAATTGTCTAAATGATCTCCAAAACTAACATCTATAAAAGCAATGTTCTTCACTTGCTCCATATATCTTTTTATATGAACATTCTTAACTTTGTGGATAGGAATATCAAACTCCGAGGCAACTTCCTCACAAATACGATTAGCCAAATTAGAAGCCTCGAAATAAAGCTCCTCATCAATAAAATTCACACCAACACCTACTTACGATTTCTTTTTGCTTTCATATCTAATGCTTTTTGTATTAAAAACTCACTATAATTTCTTAACTCCTCTTCTACTTCTTCTTTAATTTCTGGATCTAGATTAGATGTGTTTATTCTAAATAATGAATTTACATCTGTATCACTATTCTCTTTTTCTTTTCCATCAACTAAGTAATCTATAGATGTATTTAGAAAATCAGCTACTTTTTTGAGATTTTCTACTTTGGGAGAAGAAGTATCCCATCTTCGAATTTGACCGTTTGATATACCAGTCTTACGTTCAATCTCAGCAAAATTAGTCTTTTTTTCATCAGCAAGCATTTTAATTCGTTCCACCAAAGTCAATGGTATCAACCTCTCTAACGCTCATGATAAATAAAATAGCTATTTCGCTAATTAATCAGTTGACATTTAGCTATTACGCTATTATACTATGTTCATAAGCTAATTCATTAGCTAACAAAGAATGCAAAAGCAACATCCATTTAAATACATTTCTAGGTCGGGAAACTCAGAAGTATTGTAATATCAGGCTTTTTTAAGTCTTGTTTAGCTATGTCTATATAATAGCGTAAACGCTAATGGGTTGTCAATGTATTTTGGAAAATTAGCTAATGTTTTAGCTCTAAAATGTAATTCATAGAAAAGGAGGCGAATTTTGTGAGTGAGAATTTAGATCTTAAGATTCGTATGGAACTACGGAAACGAAGAATGACAATAACTGAATTAGCTAAGATTGTTGGAATTTCCACACCATATATGTCTGATATCTTGAATGGAAAAAGAGATGGTGCTAAAGCACAAGAGCATATTAGATTAGTAAAAGAAGTTTTAAAAATCAATTGACAATAAATTGATAACGAATTTAATGACTTGGAAATGGGGTGGTTAATTTGTCAGAAGAACTAAGCAAAGCTGATTTCAAAGAAAAATTTAGGTATTCAGAATCGACTTATCAACGTCGTATGAAGGAATTTAAAAAATCTCCATTTTGCGAAGGTTATAGTGCTGTCACCGGTAAAGAAATCATTATTGATGTTGAATTGTACAAAAAATTTAGACGATGGAAAGCTTCAAATAGTTTCCGTGTAAGCAAAATAAGTCGTACCAATTAGTATAGAAAGGATTTGTAATAATGGAAAATTTAGTAATTATGAAGGATCAGCAAGCAGTAACAACCAGCTTAAATTTAGCTGATAGTTTCGAGAAGCAACACAAGCATGTTTTAGAAGCTATCGAAGCAAAGATTCAATCGGCCGAATTTTCGGCTCATTACGAAAAAATGTTTGCTTTAGGAACTTACAAGGATTCTAGAGGGAGACACCAAAAGATGTATTACATGAATCGGGACGGTTGGACATTTATCGCTGTTGGATTTACCGGAAGAAAAGCAGATAATTTCAAACTTAAATACATTGAAGCTTTCAATCAGATGGAAGATCACATTAAACAACAGCCCCAGATTCCGAAGACAGCACGAGGACTTGCGTTGTTGGCATTGGCTGCAAATGAAGATGCGAGTAAACGTCTTGATGATATTGACACTCGTCTGGTAGACATCGAAGAAAATAAACTGATCACTACTGAAGACAAAGGAACAATCGATCGAGCGGTTCAAAAGAAAGTCTATCAGATCTGCAAGGATCAACATCTTGGTCAAGGCGCAAAAAGCATGTTGTTTCAGGATTTGGGATCTAGCATCAAACAATTGTTTAACGTTCCAAATCGGGGACGTATCAAAGACAAGGATTTTAAAAAGGTTTTGAGGTTCATCGATCATTGGCAGCCGTCGTCAGTGACGAAGGAACGAATCAATCAGATTCAAACTGAATTGGATATGGAGGATCGGGCATGATAAAAAAACTGTGTATATGGTATCTAAGAATCACGGAGACACCAGTATTTCTCAATTTAGAAACGGTGGATGGGGACATCAATCTTGCCGCAAAAAAAGGACCGGTTTTCCTAAGTGCGGATACTGGCCCCTATGGAGTATTCCTTAATTACAAAAGCAAAAGGAAGGTGAGACGGTATGACTAGAGCAGAAGCTTTGCGCATCGGTAAAGTCATTGCTGATCGCATGTGTGAGATTGAAAAGCCATCTATTTTAGCTAAACAACATATCGAACGAATGAAACAAAAAAAGTGACTCAGCCGCCAAGCATCGAGTCACAAACAAAATGTATTCAAGGAGAGTGTATCATGGATCAATTTGACAGTCTAGGGGCAAGACAATTGCCACAAGATGAAAATGACCCTATAGCATTTGATTGGCGTGGCAATCCCCTATATCAAGGTGACCTAGTCTATTCCATTGATGATCAATTCATCCATGAGGATGACCTGTTGGAGTATTGCAAATCAAAACTAGGAAAGCCGGTGCCGTTATGAGTGAATTAGAACTGACTTTTAATCAGAGACTGATAAAAATCCAAGCGGAATTAAAGGTTCCGAAAAGTAATTACAGCGACTTCGGAGGATACAACTTCCGAAACGCAGAAGATATTTTGAAAGCAGTAAAGCCACATAATCTAAACCATGGTCTTTTGCTAACTTTGACAGATATGCCCATTTTTATGGATGGTCGATTCTATATCAAAGCAACCGCAACCCTAACTGATGGAAAGGATTCATTGCAGGTGGAAGCATATGCTCGAGAAGCTGATGCGAAACCCAAAATGGATGATAGCCAAGTGACTGGATCGGCATCTTCATATGCTCGTAAATACGCACTACAAGGTTTGTACCTAATTGACGATGGAATTGATGCTGATTCTCAAAACACAGCTGATAGCGTTTCTGATGACCAAATGCGTGAAGAATTTTTGGAAATATTCCATAGGCGTGTAGCAGAAGTTTCTGGTCTTACTCAAACAAAACCAGAAGTCATCGAAGCGAATATTCTTGGGAAAAACGGATTCGATCATTTGGATCAGGTCCCTCCTGAGTATTACCAACAAGTTATTGGTTATATGAAATTACTGTTGAAAAAAGCAGAACAGAAGACACAAAAAGTAAATAAACCTGTAGCAGATCGTAAGCCACAGCAAGAAACTAAATCTTTTACATGGGGGGAAATATAGGATGAATGAATTAATCAAAACAGACACATCAATTCAGATTGACTATACACCAAGTACCATTGAAATCAAAAATGAAGCAGAACTTGAAGCGCTGGTTGAGAATACGGCCAATCATTACAAAAGTTTGACCTTTAGTGAAGGAGACATTCAAGGAGCTAAAGATGCACAATCGTCTCTGAATAACATTATCAAATTGCTGGAAGAAAAACGAAAAGAAGTAAAAAACGGATATTCTGAGCCGTTAAAAGCATTTGAAGCCAAAATCAAGACTTTTGTTAATCAGATGGAAGCGGCAAAAGAAGGAATTTCTCAAAGCCTCGAAAAGTTCGAAAATAAAGAACGTGATTCCCGATTGCAGAAAGTGAAAGAAAAAATAGAGGACCTGTGCAATGCATTAGGTGTTGATCCAAGTGAAATTGAAATTCCTGATCGATGGACAAATAAGGGCGCCTTTACTGCTGCTAAGGGTGAGTTAACAAAAGCGATCAGCAAAGAAATCACAGATACCATCAATGAAATCGTGTCGAAAAAACAAACATTAGCAGCGAATAAACAAGCAGTTGAAAGCTATGCGCAGGCCGTTGGCTTAGATCCATTCTCTTGGGTTCGTTGGATCGATCAAGGTCATGAATTACAAGAAGTCTTTGACCAAATCAATCAAGTTGTTGCTGAACAGAAAGAAAAGCTTGCTAAAGCAGCAGCTATTATCGAAAAAGTTGAGAAACAAGAACATGTTCCTTCAGTACCAATTGATCGAGAAACTGGTGAAATTATTGAGGAGCCTACCCAAGAAAAGGAAGTATCCGAGCAAGGCAATGTGGTCACGCTGAAACTCAAAGGCTCAGATGAACAATTTAGTCTATTAAATCAAAGTATTGTGCAATTAGGGATCGAAGTTGTCGATGTGATCGAGTGATGCTAGCCAAGATTCTAAAGCAACAGGGGAACAGATTTCTACTGGAAGTTGACGAGAATGTGAATCCTGAACACCTTGAAACGATCCGCAGGGGACAGGAGGGATTCGCAGAAATTCAGTTTATAGATAATGACCCCAGAAGTGCGAAGCAAAATGCATTGTCTCATTCATTGATCAAAGATATTGCTGAGAGTGAAAATATACCACGCTATGAAGCAAAAGAGAAAATGCGACACATCTATCAAAACACCTACGATTGTGAATTCAGCCATGCGGAAGCTACAAAATCAGAGATGAACCAATGGATAGACTTTCTAATCGAATACGTTGTTGCAGAAGGAGTTCAGTTGCCAAGGCGCTATAACTACCTTCTGGAACACGATAGTTTCTTCTACTTCTGCTGCAAATACCGCAAATGCGCAGTAACTGGTCAATCAGGCGCGCAGATCCACCATGTAACAGCGGTAGGAAACCGACACAGGAACAAAGTCGATCATCGGAAGTTTCCATTCGTAGCATTGAGTTGGAAGTACCACAATATCGCTCACAACTTGGGTCAAGAAGAGTTTATTCAAAAATATCAAATCAAACCAGTCTACTTAGATCAAGAGGCATTGATTAAGATCGGAATTATGAACAACGCCCAAATTATGCGATTTGATGAAGAATACGAAACGGAAGATTTGTTCAAGAAAGCTATTGAGGAGGAGTATCGTGAGTGATCACCGAAGTTATTTTGCGGTAATTCCTGCCAGTGTTAGATATGACGATACTTTAATACCTAACGCAAAACTTTTGTACGGAGAAATTACCGCCTTGTGCAATGAAAAAGGCTATTGCTGGGCAAGTAATGACTATTTCGCCAGTCAGTATAAAGTAGGTAAGTCTACTATTCAAAATTGGCTTAAGTCCCTTGAAGATAGGGGGTTCATATACAGAGAGGTCAAATACAAAAAAGGGACTAAGGAAATTGAAGCTAGGTATATCAGAATTCTAGACGGCCCCACCCAGAAAAATGTAGGGGGTAGCCCAGAAAAATGGGTGACCCCTCACCCAGAAATCTATCAAGATAATAATACATCTATTAATAATACATTTAATAATACAAATAAAGAAGAAGTTGAAACTTCTCCTGTGAAGTATTCTACCGAACACTTCACGCTTGCTTCGAAGCTTAAAAATAATTTGATGAATGATTTTCCTAAAGAAATGAAAAAAGCCAACTTGGAAAAATGGGCAGATGTTATCCGCCTTATGGAGGAAAAGGATGATCGTACTATCGAACAAATTGAGTATGTGATCAATTGGCTTCCTACAAGCGAGTTTTGGTTTGGCAATATCAGAAGCGCTAAAAAGCTGAGAGAAAAATTTGACAGTCTCAAGTTTGAGATAAAAAAAGAAACAAGTAACCAAAAGCGAATAAAGAAACCTGTTATTCGAGAAGAACCATTGCCTGAAAGATTTGTTAATCCTGAACCGGAGCCTGAAATTGATCCTGAACGCCAAGCGGAAATAAATGCTAAGGTCCAAGCTTATCTAAACAAAAAGGGAGGCGGTTAGATGGATAAAGAAAAAAGTCTTGAAAAAAAGATTCGCCGGCAGCGGATGGTGTACCTTGCAGAAAAAGTCGATCTCGAAAAAGACCCGGATGCCAAAAAGGAATGGGAAAAGCTTCGGGAGGATCTCTATGAAGGTGTAAACCCTGAAAAACGTTTAGTTGAGGTTCTGTATAAAGGGGACGTCATTTTTACAGGAAATAAGAAAACCGTTAGTGAGAAATGCAAGAAGTCCAAAGTCACTGTTAAAAATTTAATCCAAAGTGGGAACCCTGATAAACAAGGGCGGATCTACCGCTGGAAGGAGTAACCCTCAAGGTGTCCCACCATTTCATAGGAGGTGTCCCACCTGTTGGCTACGAAGAAAAAAAGGCCTAGATATGCAATGGGCGATGCAACCATCGAAAAGTTTCAGTGGTTGTGTGTGCAGCATCAAAAGCGATCGGGCAAGAAATTATATCCCAAAGATACATTGAAAGAGTTGATCGACCACGAATATGAAATTCGGAAGAGTTTCGGTTAGGAGTGAACGATGACCAGCAAGGAGTCGCTGATTAATAAAATTGTTGGAGATTTAGAAAATGATTTGGATCCAGAACAACTTAGGAAACTAAATATGCTCCTATTGATGCATTTGGATTGCTTCGACTTAGTTAAAAATTCAACTGATGTAGTGATCTATGATGAGAGATCCGATGCAGCTGCATACCATCAGTTTATGGTGTCAAAGAAGATTCAGGGGCTTTCAGACGGAACGTTGAAACTTTATATGCAGACGATCAACTTCTTCATGAGCAAGCTTAGAAAGCCGTTTAAGGATATCACCACAAATGACATTCGATTGTTTATTGCTAACAGGGAAATTCAGGATCGAATATCTAAAGGTACGCTTGCTCGTGAACGTGGCTGCATCGTTAGGTTCTTTCACTGGCTGTATATTGAAGAATTTATCGATCGAGATCCTGGTGCAAGAGTGGAAAAGATAAAAGTACCCAAAAGGCGCAAACAAGAATTCAGCGAGCTTGAAGTTGAAAAGCTTCGAAGTGCTGCATCTAATGCGAAAGAAACGCTCATCATCGAACTGCTATTGAGTACCGGATGTCGAGTCTCTGAATTGGTTTCTCTAAATTTTAGTGACTATGACCAAGAAAATGATTCGATTGAAGTGATTGGAAAAGGAGACAAACAAAGAACTTTATACTTCAACGCCAAGGCAAAGCTGGCATTGAATCATTACTTAAAAGAGGTGCCTCATATCACAGGTCCGTTGTTTTATGGGCATACCAAAGGGAAAGAGATGACTACTGCTGGTGTCCAAAAGCTGGTCAAGCGTCTAGGGGAGCGTGCAGGTGTTTTAAACGTTCATCCGCACAGATTCAGAAGGACAGCAGCAACACTTGCGAGAAGACACGGGATGCCGATAGAACTCGTGTCTAGGTTCCTCGGCCATGAAAATATTGAGACCACGATGGCCTACTCGATGATTAATGATGATGAAGTGAAGATCTCCCATCAGAAATTTGTAAGTTGAGGTGAGTATTTTGAAAAGAATTTATTACAACGAGTTTCATGCGATTTTAGTGGATGAAACAGCAAGAACCTACCGTTTTATTACTAGTCAGGAAGGGAAAGCCTATGCGGATCAAATTGGTGTACAGGCGATTTATCGAAACGCTTTGAATCAAAGAGAAGAGTTCTTGATTGAATTGGGCTATAAAAGAACAAAGTAATCAATATATAGTGTGCGAAAATATGTTCCTACAATATATTGTGGATAAACCTGTTGATATGTGTATAAGTCTAAAGGAGGAAATGAAATGTTAGAAGGATTTAAAACTATTGTTATTCAAAATAAGGTGCAATCGGTACCTAGAGCGGTGTTAAGCAATGGAGCTTTAACAATTAATAAGAGTGCCATCACACGGATTGTTGATAAAGGATTCATAGAAGTAGGTGTTGATCCAAAATCAGCTCAAATCTGCATTTGTGAATCTGGTAAAACAGCTGCATCTATGCCTATTAAAATTCAGAGTTACAAACGCTTCTCTTCAAAAGATTTCGTTCGTCTTGTTTCAAAATTTGTTAAAAACTTTGAAGAAAGTAAAAGATATTATATCCCAGTTGAAGCTAATAATGGTTATTTGATCCTATTCTTTGGTGATGCGGAGGTATCTGAATGAACGAATTAGTTGATCTGGTAGAACAATGGGCTAAAAACAAAGGTCTTGATAAGGCAGATCCTAGCAAGCAGATGCTAAAAGTTGTCGAAGAAACTGGTGAAGTTGCGGCTGCATTAGCTAGAAATGACCAAGATGCATTACGCGATGGCATCGGAGATGTTGCTGTGACTTTAATTATTTTAGCTTTGCAAAATGATATGGATTTATACGAGTGCTTGAATTTCGCTTATGACGAAATCAAAGGACGAACTGGGAAGATGGTCAATGGTGTTTTCGTTAAATCCAGTGACCTGAAATAATTCCAGAATTGGAAGAAATAAAGGAATGAGGGAAGAAAATGAAACATGTTTGGGCGATAAATATTACCCCAAATGAGTCAAACTTACCTACCCTGTACAGCTCTAAAGTGAAGGCGCAACAAGCTTTTGAAGAAGAAATAACATTTGCTCAGAAACAGGGGTTTGAACTTAATATAGATTCTGATCGTACTTCTGCAAATTGGGGAGAAAACACAAAAAGTGGCACAGCAATAGAGCTTTTAAAAATATATATTAGATAGTCAGCTAACGACAGAAATACATGAATCGGAGGTTCCAATGGAGAACTATTATCAGACTGATAGAGAAATCGAAATTTTGTCCAGAGAACTATCAGTTTCCTATCCTTATAGCGCATGCACTATCTATAATTTGCTGACAAATTACAGGGATTTTATTAATAAGGGAATCACTAAATCTCAGGCTGAAAAGCAAATTTCCGCCAAGGCATACTTTGGATATTAGTCAGTAATCCACCAAAATAACCAACTGAAGGATGACGTAGCAGTGCTTAACAAAGACAATATTATGGACATTATCCAGTCACATGAAGATGAAATTAGCGACATTTCTAATGAATTAATTAAGGCAAAAGTGTTGGGGATTAATATTCCAGTGCTTACTAAGATAGCTGAAAACAGATTGGCGCATTTGTACGACAACAAACACCGTTACGAAATTCAAGCGAAAGCTTGGGGATTGATTGGGGTAACTGGTGAACAGGTATCTAGTGAGTATAATGTATGAACAGCTATCCGACGAAATAACATAATGTGTCGTTGCAACCAAATTATAAAAAAACAGGTCATTTTTGCAACTTAAAGCAAAAAAATACTATACCAACACTTGCAATGTTAACACTTTGCCTTTTTTATCAAAACGTGTCAACCGAAGAAAGCGAGGAATAACATGTTAAAAATTGTAATCGGGACAAATGAAGGAAAAGTATTATGTATTTCAAATAACGAAGACGAGATCAAAGCATCAATGGTTAATTATTTGATTGATACTGACCAAGAACCAACAGAAGATTTCTTCGAATCTCGAAACTGGGGTGAATATGATATTGAGGTATACGAGTATCATCAACCGCAACTCAACGAGAATCAGCAGATAGTGCTGGAGTGGTTGAAGAATTTATACGGTTGTCATTATTACCAGCCGTTTGTTGCAGTAAGCCTATTCAGACATTCTTTTTGGACTGAGAAAATTGAAGAAAACTATAATCAGCTTGATAGAAAGCAACAAGCTCAAGTGTTAGAAGTATTTTCTAGATGGGCGCAGAAACAGGAGGCAGAGTGATGGCTAAAAAGATTGCCTCAGCTGCAGGATTGGGAAGTAATGCTTTTCAATACTGGGACTCATCTATGGCACAAATTAATCTATATAGAGGCGGGAATCCAGATCCAACGTTCATCAGAAAAAGCAAGCGAACTAAACCAAAAAAACGCAGGAAGCAATTCCGTAATCGTCAGCGATAGCTGATTGTCAGAGAGGTGATAAAAATCTTAGCTACTGACTATATAGATTCTCATAAGGATAAGAATGGGAACGTGCCGATCCTACTGAATTGTGGTGTGAAGCATAAGAACAGAATTATCGTCCTAAAGGTATCAGCTGATTTTGCAAAGTGGATTTACTTAACATCGGGAACAGGCGCTTACTACACAAGTGCAATAAGGACTGTTGACAAACAAAATGTATTCGGAGTAACAGAATTATATGCCGATCATTTTCCAAACATGAGAATAGAACAGGAGGAAGCCGATGAATCGTAGCCAAACAATCGTTATAACGCTCTTAGCTGTCCTGGCAATGAGTTGGCTATCCTATACAATTGCTGAATTAGAGGGGGAAACAGATGAATAGTAAACGTGTGATTTATATCTTGTTAGCAATGCTTGCAGTGTCATGTTGGGGATCAACCTACGTGATTTGGTCCCAATCAAAGCAAATTGAGCAGTTAGAACAGCAGCTGCAGTATGAGCAGATGAAGTACAAGATTATTATCAATGATCCGTTAGTCAGGGATGTGATGGAAGCAGGGGGATGAAATAAATGTTAAAAGAAATAGGACGGATTGCTTTTCATGGTATGAATTCGAACGAAGAAGAAGTCATGAAGGCTTGCTTGGAAAAAATATGGATCATGTCCGTTGAGAATGTTTCAGAATCAGAAGCCAGTAAAAAAATGAATGACAATCAGAAAGATAAAATCAAGGCAGATGACGCTCGTGGAGCATATTTAGTTAAAAAATATGGCACATATAAAGGACATTCAAAATTCAAATTGGCATTAGATTTCTTTCAAATGAGTAATGACCGTTTTTTTGAAATATATAAGTTTAACTTTGTCCCTCGAGGTGAATTGTATGAGGTAGCCAGATCATATATAACCGGAAGACAATTGAGTAAGGGTTTAAAAGTTGGAGCAAGTATTTCTGCCAATATGTCGAGTCGTTCCGGAATGGAGATAGATGTTTCGAGTAGTATTGCAAATCAGATTCGTAATTCTGTAAACAATTCATTTAGGCTAGGGGGATAAATGATGGATTTTGCAGTGTTGGTAGCCGTGGCACTTTTTGCCACAGTATTTGCTAGTGTGATTTTCGGTAAAGATTTAGATGAAAAGGAGAAGCAAGCCATTGCCAAAGAAAAAATCGAAAGTAAAAAAGAAGAAGCGTAGATTGCAACAAAAGGCAGAAGCCAATGGGACTGCCAAAAAGAAATAAAAAAGCCGGATTTCTCCGACTAAGTTATAAACCACAAATAAATTCTAACATATCGGAGGGGTCGAGGCTATGAGCTTATTTCCAGAAATTGATGAGAATAAAACTCGTGAAAGGGCACGTGATCTTCTCGGAGACTATATGTCAATGAAGAGACATGTGAGTTTTGACGACAGTGTCTATGATCTAACTCAAGCCATTCAATACAGTGACATGCCCAAAAGCCCAAGCAGCCGTAATGGACAAGAGCACAAGACTGCTATGATGTTTCGAGGAATAACTAAGCAACAACAAAATTATAATAGAAAAATCGCTGAAATCGATTATGCTATTAAGCAGTTGCCGGATATTTATCAGAAGATACTGAAAAAATCATATTGTGTAAAGAACCCATGTACGATCAACGAGTTGGCAGCGAGTATAACTGGATACAGAATCACCACTTATGGACAGAAGGAAGAATTTCACTACAGCATCAAGAATATTGAACGCTTAAAAGCACAGGCTTTGATCGCATTTGCTGAAGCTTATAAGATGGGAGAATTGATCGCTCTAAAAAATTAGGGATAAAATAGGGAAAAGTTAGGGATAAAATAGGACATTTTTGACTTTTGACGTAATACAATAGTATCATCAACAAATTGTAAATATCAGGGCGCACTCCTTTTTGATTCGTTGGCAGACCTACTTTCGTGATTCTCCTTTTAGCGCCCTGTATTTAATTAAGACGGCATCCAAAAATTTAAAATGAATGGAGTTGAACACACTCCTTATCTTCATTCGCTAGCCGTCTTAAGACAGGAATTGGCTCAGTTTGGTAGAGCGCTACTCTTGGGCAGTAGAGGTCGTAGGTTCAAATCCTACATTCCTGATTGGGAGTTGTCGGTTAGATTACTCACATGATCTTTGATACTTCCTACTAAAGTATAGATGAAAAGAAAGCGGTCCTGTTATGGGCCGTTTTTTTGTGGTTAAAACATTACGGAGGCGGTGGCGTTGATGTGCAGAAATGGGAGTTAGCATACATAGATTATCAAAACGGCATGAAGTACAAAGACATAGCCGCTAAACACGATGTATCTATCAATACAGTTAAATCTTGGAAGTCTAGAAAGTGGAATGCACCTCCTGAAAAAAAGGGTGCAACCAAAAAAGAAAAGGTTGCACACAAAAAAGAGGTGCAACCAGTAATAGATAATAATGATCTGACAGAGCAGCAAAAACTGTTTTGTCTTTATTATCTACAAAGCTTCAATGCTACTAAGGCATATCAGCAAGCTTATGGATGCGATTATAATTCCGCTAGGTCGAACAGCATAAGATTGATAGCAAAAGATAGCATAAAGATCGAGTTGAATAGACTGAAGGCGGAGCTACAGCAAGATGTCTTTCTTGATATAAAAGACCTGATAAGAGAATACGCAAAGCAGGCGTTTGCTGATATCACTGATTTCGTTGAGTTCTCATCAACAGAACACAAACTATATGAGTATGATGATGCTGGTGAGAAGCGAGAGGTGTTTAACGAGTTCACTGGGGAGTTAGAAACGTACAAATCATCACAGGTTTCGTTAAAAAACAGTGAAAAAGTTGATGGCACACTCATCCAAGAAGTTAAAAAGGGGAAAGACGGAGTTTCTGTCAAACTCTATGACAAGCAAAAAGCTATGTCTGAATTAATGAAGTATTTGCAGCCTAGCGAAGATGATAAAAAAGGTGATGGAGTCAAAGATTGGAAACAAGCAGTGATCGAAGCGGCAAATAAACGGGCGGTGAGCGAAAATGAATAAATCGTTTGTTCCTTTTGCTGATATAGGTGCTGCCATTGAATATTACTATGATAAGCCAGTTGCATTTTGCGAAGATATATTGCTTTTGGATCCAGATGATTGGCAAGAAAATGTACTGAATGATCTTGCGAAGTATTCAAAAGTTTCTGTGCGATCGGGTCAAGGAGTTGGGAAAACTGCTTTAGAAGCCGGAGCGATTCTTTGGTTTCTTACTTGTAGACCCTACGCTAAAGTGATTGCAACAGCACCGACAATGAAGCAATTGTATGATGTTTTATGGGCAGAGGTTGCCAAATGGCTCAACAATAGCTTAATTAAGGACTTGCTGAAATGGACTAAAACTAAGATTTACATGATTGGCGATTCAGAGCGCTGGTTTGCTACAGCAAGAACGGCGACAAAGCCTGAAAACATGCAAGGGTTCCATGAGGATCACATGTTGATCGTTGTAGATGAAGCATCTGGGGTTTCTGATCCAATTATGGAAGCAATCCTTGGTACGTTGTCGGGTTTTGATAACAAACTTTTGCTGTGTGGTAACCCCAATAATATTGAAGGGGTCTTTTACGATTCTCACAATTCAGACAGAGACAAGTGGCGATGCCATAAGGTCTCTAGTTATGAAAGCAAACGCACTAACAAGGAAAACATCGAAATGATACTGAGCAAATATGGTGAAAACAGTGATGTTGCCAGGGTGCGTATTTATGGTGACTTCCCTAAAGGTTCATTAGATTCCTTTATTAGTTTAGAAACAGTTGAGCTTGCTACTGAACGTCATATAAGTGATTCAGAAATAAAAATGGCGAAAGTAGCACATATAGGAGTCGATGTGGCTCGATATGGCGATGATTCAACTATCTTGTTCCCTAGAATATCCAATAAGGCTTTGGATTATGAGAAATACACAAAATGCTCAACGATGGAAACAACTGGCTATGTGATCAAGATGGCCAAAAGATTAATCAAAACCTTCCCTCATCTAGATAAGGTTCTAATAAAAGTCGATGATACCGGTGTTGGTGGTGGTGTTACTGACAGACTTCAAGAAATTATTGAAGACAGTGACTATCCTTTCGAAGTTGAAGGGGTAAATAACGGGTCCTCATCTGAGGATGATTTCTACGACAATCTAGGGACATATTTATGGGGAACACTGAAAGAGCTACTTGAAGAGAACATGACTTCTAGTATTAATGACGAAGATCCTGTCATTGAATTGCCTAACGATAGTTCATTAATCAAAGAACTAAGCACTAGAAAATTTAAGATGACAAGTCGTAGTCGCATTCGCTTAGAAAGCAAAGAGAATATGAAAAAGAGAAATGTCGGGAGTCCTGATATTGCAGATGCTTTAGCGTTGGCATTTTATGAGCCCGATAGCAAATACAAATTTATTGAGTATTAGGAGGTGCTATATGGTTAATTCGAATTTGACACTGCGGAATTACAAGAGAATCCGTACTAAGTACTCAACTCAAATCGAAGAGAGGATGTTCGATCCGAATGGTTTTATGGAAGACATGAAGCCATTTTTTGCTGATCGTGAACGAAAATACCTAGCTTACACAAGTGAGAAAAATGAAATTGATGATAGGCAGCCGCCAAAAACCAAAATTATCAAGGTTAACAATAAAATCCATGCTGGTATGTTCAATGTAGTTGTTGATCAAGCAGTTAATCATTTTGTTGGGAAACCAGTAAAGCTTGATTATGATGTGACTACCAAACAACGCAATCTATTGCAAAAGATGAAAGATCGTCTAGTCGGCAACTTGATAGATAGCCCAACAACGCCTAAAGAGTTTGACGAATTCAGTGCAAAAGTAGAATCGATGCGTTTTAATATGCTGAATCCTGACACTGCCACATTTCAAGGGGCGTGCGGTGTTGCTTTTCGTTTGATTGAACCTAAGAAAGTCGGCAAATCTTGGGAGCTGTGGGCATCCAATATTGAACCTTGGCGAGCTGAGAAATACGAAAACGGTGCTATTTACATCAAGGAAAAGTATGATCCATACATCAAGAAATACTATGATGAAATGATCCTAGTCACTGAGGGGACTATTTACACATACAATCAGTATGTCGAAACAACTGTTCCGTATCTAACTGCTGCTTTTAAGAAGATGGAAGAAGTGCCCAATCCACTAGGTGTAATTTATTTATCAGAATTCAAAAACAATACAAATCGCTATTGTGATTTTGAAGTTGCTGAAGAAATTGGTGATGCACTGGATCGAACGTTCTCAGATCAGCAAAATGAAATCGAGCAATTTAAATTAGCTTATATGCTAATAACTGGAACCACACTAGGGAAAACAGAAGCAAAAGAAATGATGGAATCCCTAGGAATCATAAACCTTAAAGATCCAAGCGCCAAGGCGGAATATGTTACAAAAGATTTGTTCAAAGATTTCAATGAATTTCATATCGATCTATTAAAAAAACAGTTTTATACGATATGCAAGGCTATTGATTTCAATGATGAAGTATTTAAATCTAACAGTTCTGGAGAAGCGCGTAAATGGCAAATCATCACCCTTGAAGCTAAGACAAATACAAAAGAGCAGTACTTTACTGAAGGTTTAAAAGAGTGTTCTGAAACGATCGCTGCTTTCATGGAACAGATTGAGAAAGTCAAAATCGATCCAAGCAAAGTCATTTACACTTTCACAAGATCATTGCCAACTGACTTGAGTTATCTATCTGAGTCGTTACCTAAGTTAGCTCCGTATGTATCAAAACGTACAATCCAAAGTCAAATTCCCTTTGTGACAGACGTTGATTATGAAAATGAAATGATCGATGCGGAGAGTGGAGAGAGCTATCCGAGCGGTGAATATCCTGCTAGAAAAGGCGGTGTAGTCACCGATGACGAAAGTTAGTGTAAGGTATTGGGAGAAAAGGCGAGAATTAGAGGATAAAGCTCGATTGAAAATGGAAGGGGAAATGTTGAGGCATTTAACCGAAATTTATCCTGAAGCGCTTGAAGCCATTCAAGAGAAGCTTCTTTCTCAATCTGATTTGCATAAGATTACTATTAATGAACTCATGGAAGATTTCTCAAAACGAGATCAAATAAAATATCGCAAGTATATTGATAATAATTTCCAAGAGTTGATGGCTTTAGATGAATCATATCAAGAATTCATTGACGAGTTTTTCCCATCTTATGATTACGCAAAAGTGAATCGACTATTAGTGATTCGATCGGATATTTTTAGCGAATTAGCCAAGCGAACAATTGGTGCGGATGCGAATGGTTTATTTTCGAATGGACTTGAAGATTTATTAAAACGCAGCTTTGCATCAAATACAAATGCATTGGCACAGATATTAACTATTGAGCCTTCCTTATCCATGAGAAAAAGTGAGTTGCAAGACTACTTGAATTTCCCGTGGAGTGGGAAGACTTTTTCTACACGTCTGTGGGGAAATATCTCACGACTTGAACAAAATCTCAGTCAATCACTCGTAAATGCAATTATGAGTGGTGAGGGCTTCGAGAATGCCTTGAAACGAATGCGAGGTGATAGTAAAATATCCGATATGTTTAAGTTGGAACAAGGTAAATTCAATCGAGCGATTGAAAATCTTGTGCGTACTGAATACGCTCATTTTGCTGTGACAGGCATCCAAAAATCATTTGAAGATACGGGTGTTCAGTATAGTAAAAGCTGGTCAGCAGAAGATGAACGTGTCTGTTCGATCTGTGGGGCAAGGCATGATAAAAGAATCAAGGATGATTGGCATCCACCGTATCATGGCCGGTGCCGATGCACAGAAGTTCCAGATATTCCCGACATTGATAAAAGTATCGATGCGGTTTATGAGGCCATGTTCGGTGATTTACTCGATGAATTTGCTCAAGATCGGTTCGGTGTGAACTTGAAGCAATATAGAAAAGGGAAGTGAAATATATGAAGTTTTTTGAAGCAATACTTACTCTGCCTGTCAAAAATGACCTAGCAGGTGCATATATCAAGGCGATTGAAGATTCTGAATCACGATATATGACTGAAAATGTTGTCACCGACAAAGAAGGAAATGTGATTAGTGATAAACCAAAAATTGTTTGGCGTGGAAATTATTGCACAGCAACACATGACTTTATGGCAGGAATTATCGAAATCAGTTTGATCTCACGAACGCAAAGCAATCTGCAACAGTCTGTTGATGAGTATCTTAAACTGGGTGCTGAATTAGTGTTCAAGAATTGGTAGTGAGCTCATGGATGACGATGAAGTAGAAGAGTACTGGGAATTTGAGGATTTAGGTTTGTTTGGTCTAGTTATCTAGGCTATTTATTTTGTCCGAAATGACACAAAACTAGCGAATGCTGGGCGGTATAACCGAATGGTGGGCGCAAAACAAAATAATCTTAAAGCAATACGGGGCGCTTAAGCGAATCGTGGGGCGAAAGGAGAACAACATGAAACAAAAAGCACTAATGCCAATGAACTTGCAATACTTTGCCGAAGGTGACGACCCACAGTTTTCATTTGATGATTTTAAATCCTTTGCCGAATCAAATGAAGATGCACAGAAATTTCTGCAAGCAACTGCTCAGTCTGTAGCAGATAAGCAGTTGGAAGCTTGGAAACAAAATAACCTAGATAAAATTAAACAGGACACTATCAAAGGTTACGAAGAATCCAAGAAGAATAAATCACCAGAGCAACAAAAGCTTGAAAAACTAGAAGCTGATTTTAAAGCAGAAAAAGAGTTGCGTGTCATGAGTGAAAACAAAGCATTTGTTGCTGAACAAATTGCTGGTTTGAAACTCGAAGATGAATTAAGTGAATCTGTATCTCAATTTATGTTAAATAACTTAGTTAGCGCAGATACGGATTTTACTAAATCTGCTGTAGAAGCATTCACAAATGTTCTAGGTACTATCAATGAAAAACATGCTGATGCTATCAAAAATATTGAAATGAATAGCGCGTTTGGAAAAAAAGATCAGTCGGGAACTAGTAATAAACAGCAAAGTGAAACAGGTGACCCAATGGCAGCACTAGGAAAAGCACTGGAACAATTTTAACCAATAGGAGGAAATACACATGAAAAAGACATCAACAAACAATCTGGAGTACTTAGATATTTCACCAATGATCAATGCGTTACAAGTCCCAAATACTCCGTTTCTAAGTTACTTACTCGGATCAGGGAAAACAGCGCCTGCAAATTCAACTGAAATTAAATGGCGTGAATCGGAATTAAACGATGATGACTCATCCGCACAACTTGAAGGCGGAGAATACAAGGATGCCGATTCAGGGCGTGTTTGGTTCAACAACTTCGAAGAAATCTTTCGGAAATCAACTTCTGTGTCAGGTACATTGGACGCTATTAATGTGTCAGGTGTAGGAAATGAACTCACTAACCAAGTTGCAATGCGTGCCATGGAAATGAAAATTGACTTAAACCGCAAACTTATCACTGGCGTAAAGGCTGATGAAACAGCTACTGTTGGTCGTAAAATGGATGGGATTTTAAACTTGATCAATTCCTCTAATATTGTTACTACAGCAGCTGCAAATGCAGTTGCTCGCAAAGATGTAGACAATATGTTCAAAAAAATGTTCGAGGCTGGCTATATGGGCGAAAAACTTTGCTTGGTTGGACCAGACATGTTGGAACTTATGACTGACGAAGTAGATAATAAGTCAACTAAAATTGCACAATTTGGTGATACTGTCACATTTGGTTTGCAATTAGGCCGGATCGTTTCTAACTATGGCTCTGGTATTGCGTTGATTGAACCATCATTGCCTACTGGAACAATGGTCGCGCTTGATACAAATTATGTGAAATTACGTCCTCTCCGTGAATGGCGAGCTGAAGAATTAGCTAAAACAACTGATTCCAAACGTATTGGTATTGTCGGTGAGTACTCTATTGAATATACCGCATCAAATTCTGGTGCGATCTTGAATTTAGCAACTGGATCAGGTGATTAAGAGATGGTCGATTGACTGTCTCTTTTTGTTATCAACTTTAGGAGGAATAAAAAATGGCAAAACAAACAGATGAAACGAAAGAAGAATTAAAAGATAAGGATACAAAAAAAGAAAAGGCGGAATCAACTAAGGTCAAGAAAATTGAATTCCGTACAGCTAAAAATAAAAATTTTGTAGGGTTTGTTCATCCTGAAACTCGCCGCTTTGTCACTGTAGATAAAGATGGGAAATTATTAGTAAATGAAAATGATGAAAAAGCACTAGCTATTTTGCGTACGGCTGCAGATCTAGTCGAAATTTAAGGATGTGATCCTATGGATGACGTACTAAAAAAGGAAATCATCGAATCAGTAAAGAAGCAACTGCCATCTGCTAATGATGAACGAATTGCTGCCGTTTTAGAGTTAGTATTGCTTGAAATTGAATCTTACAATGACTGTGGCAATCTAATTCCGTGGCAGAAGCTGCGTGGCGTGATTACAGAGGTTTTATATCAATCTATGAAGAATGAGCTTGAAAAAACTATCTCGTCTGTAAGGCGTGGCGATACAACTATCAGTTATGCTACGAGTAGCCAGCAAATCCAAGGATTATTATCAGGTTATGACGATCTGATAATTAGAATTCTTGGTTGTGGCGGG